ATAGGGTTATGATTCTACAATCAAGAAATGAGGAAGCACCTTATATCGTGGAACACGATTATATCCTAGACACTTTTGAAGTGACACTACTGGATAACAGATACACTTTACAAACAATTATGGAGAAGACACAATGAAAACATTACAAGTAGACCAAGCATATTACATATCACATCAAACGGATTATTCTGCATTTGCAGATGCAATTCAAGATGTTGGCCCAAGTCCATGTGAGAAATTTAAATGTGATAATACCAATGAGTGTGCAACACTAGGTGTTGAGTGTAAAGCATTTAGAGTATGGACTAACCAAGGTGAAGGTGTTTATGAGAGACACTTGAACATGGACAAGTTCGGAAACCCTAAAGAGAAACCTATTGAGAACTCAATAAAATCTTTACTGCAAATATGCAAATAGGGTTGACAATGCCCCACACTTTTTTGTATACTATACAAGATGAGAAAATAAACTGATTTACTAAGGAGACTATATTATGAATCAAAGAACTTATGACAGAACCGAGTCCATCGTCATTGACGGGAAGGACTTTCATTTTACACCCGATAGGAAGGAGTTCCTAGAGAGTTTAACCTCAGCATATCCTAATCAATCCAACTTCGTTAAAGAAGATTTTGATAAAGTGGGTGGTATGCCATACTGGGTTAAATCATCAAGATACAGTTTTAAAGATAACGGTATCTTCAATCTACATGCAGTTGTAAGTGGTTACAATGGTGGTTATGAACCCGAAGTTCAAACTCCTGTAAAATCTGCACCGATTCCTGCAATTGCAAATCCATCTAATATGCCAGTGGCTGCAAAAACCACTGCTGTCAACTCACTTGACAACGTCAAAATCATTCCCGAGAAGATGTCAAACTATGTTCCTTTTGGACACTTCAAAGATATCAAGAATATCATTAAGTCTAAAATCTTCTTTCCAGTATTTGTTACTGGTCTAAGTGGTAATGGTAAAACATTAATGATTGAACAAACTTGCGCTCAGTTGAAGAGAGAACTTTACAGGGTCAATATTACTATTGAGACTGATGAAGATGATTTGATGGGTGGTCACACTTTACAAGGTGGGGACGTTCTCTTCAGAGAAGGCCCAGTTATCAAAGCAATGAGAAAAGGTGCTGTACTTCTATTAGATGAAGTCGACCTTGGTTCAAACAAGTTGATGTGTCTACAATCAGTTCTTGAAGGTAAAGGATACCTAATCAAGAAAACTGGTGAGTGGGTTTCACCTGCAGAGGGTTTCACAATCCTTGCAACTGCAAACACTAAAGGACAAGGGTCAGACGATGGTAAATTCATCGGGACTCAAATCATGAATGAAGCAATGTTGGAAAGATTTGCAATCACAATGCAACAAGAATATCCACCAGTGACTACTGAAAGGTCTATTCTTAAAAAAGAAATGGCATTGACTGGTGAAGTTGATACCGAGTTCTGTCACAAACTTGTTGACTGGGCAGACATTATCAGAAAAACCTACTATGAAGGTGCAATAGATGATGTTGTTACGACTAGAAGACTGGTTCACATTGTCAATGCATTCAGAATGTTCAATGACAAACTCAAGTCAATCACAATGTGTATTTCAAGATTTGACGAAGAGACTAGAAATAGTATCCTCGACCTCTATTCTAAGATTGATGCAGGGGTTGATTTAAATGCTGAAAACCCTCTAGACGAATCAGAGTCTTCAGAGTATAATGATTAATATGTTCGGTAAAAAAGTCAAGTCAATAGACTACAAATATAACGAGGACAAGTCCCTTAAGGAACTTGCCTCTTATATTGATAACACTTACGACCAACATTATAGTTTAAACAAATACCAGTCTACTGAATTTATAATTGACAGTGGACACGGTGAAGGTTTTTGTATCGGAAACATAATGAAATATGCACAGCGATACGGAAAGAAAGGTGGGAGGAATAGGGCTGACTTACTAAAAGTGTTGCACTATGCTCTCTTTATGTTACATGTTCACGATAAGGAGAAACACAAGTGATGAAAATTAGTAATGAAACAAGAGACGTTCTAAAAAACTTCTCAACCATAAACTCGGGTATACGAGTTAAAACTGGAAATAAACTCGAAACTATTTCTAACATGAAAAACATTCTTGCGATTGCTACAATCGAAGAATCATTCCCACAGGATTTTGCAATATATAATTTGCCAGAGTTCTTGGGTGCAACTTCTTTGTTAGACGACCCCGAGTTTAATTTCAACCCCGAAAAATTGTCGGTAGAAGACACCAATTCAAAGATGGATTATTTTTATGCATCTGAAGGAATGGTTGTTGCACCCGAGAAAATGATAACCATGCCTTCTTCAGAAGTGTCATTCACGATAACATCAACTCTATTAACAGACTTACAGAAAGCATCTAGTGTTCTAGGTGTCAATGATTTAGTTTTAGAATCTGATGGAACTGCTGTCACACTTACTGTAAAGGACAAAAAGAATGCAACATCAAATACATTTAGTAGAACGGTTGCAGAAGGTAATGGAGATAAATACCAAATGAATTTCAAGATTGAGAATCTAAAAATTCTAACAGGTAACTATGAAGTGCAAGTTTCCTCAAAAGGAATATCACACTTTAAAAATACAGATGTTGAAGTTGAGTACTTCATTGCATTAGAACCCGATAGTTCTTATACAGCATCTTAAGTTGTTTGGAGTGATTAAAGTTCAAGTCTCAACTATTATCACGGGAGCAGTCCAACTCATCATGGTGGACTGTACTAGAAACTCGGTGGGGAGTATCTAACTTATTATGAACGAATTTTTATACGTAGAAAAGTATCGACCACAAAAGATTGAGGAAACGATACTACCAAAAGAATTTCACGACCAATTTTTGGAGTTTGTCAAACAGGGAGAGATTCCTAATCTTTTACTTTGTGGTTCTGCAGGTGTTGGTAAAACAACTGTTGCTAGGGCTCTCTGTAATGAGTTAGGTGCAGACTTTATTGTAATCAATGGTTCTGATGAAGGTAGACTTATTGATACCTTAAGAACTAAAATCAAAAACTTTGCAAGTACTGTTTCATTGGGAGGTGGCCCAAAGGTCGTTATCCTTGATGAGGCAGATTACATTTCTGCAGAATCAGTGCAACCTGCACTTAGAGCATTCATAGAAGAGTTCTCTTCTAACTGTAGATTTATCTTTACTTGTAATTACAAAAACAGAATCATACCTGCATTACATTCAAGAACAACAGTCATTGATTTTAAAATTGCACCAAAAGAAAAACCAGTACTTGCACAAAAGATGTTATTAAGATGTAAAAGTATTTGTCATATCGAAAACATAGAAGCAGACGAAAAGGTTCTTGCAGAATTAGTTATGAGATTCTTTCCCGACTTCAGAAGAGTTCTGAATGAGATTCAGAGATATGGTGTTGGTGGTGTTATTGATTCGGGTATACTATCATCTTTGTCAGAAGAGAAGTTCACCCCACTTATTGATATGATTAAAGAAAAGAATTGGAGTGGAATGAGAAAGTGGGTCGGTCAGAATTCTGATAACGACTTCAATACACTATTCAGAAAAGTGTTCAATGCATTAGAACAAAGATTAGAACCATCTTCAATACCAGCTGCAGTTCTAATCATTGCAGACTATCAATACAAATCTGCATTTGCAATGGACTCAGAGATTAACTTCACTGCATGTCTAACAGAGATTATGTCGGAGTGTAAATTCAAAAATGGGTAAACTAAGACAATGGTTTAGAATGTGGTTTGATTCACAAGTAGAGAAATCAATGCAAAGAAAAGCAGACAGAATGTTTTTAAAAGGGAGAAAATAATGAGTCAATATGACGATAGAGTTGAGAGACAAAGATTAAAACTGGAAGCAGAAAAATGGTCTCAAGGTGTTAAATCAGTACATGCTCATTCATTGGGTTCAATGCATTATGACAACAGACCACAAGATACTGAAGGTGGTAAAAGTGTTTTAGATGTAGAATTTAATGATGGCAGTGTTAAAAGAACTACTTCAGAAAACGAAACAGTTATACTAGGAACACCACTTAGAGGTCAAGACCTTCTTGATTCTTATGTAAGAAACACTTAATGTCTAAACGCAACCCTTTTGACTTTGTCAAGTCTGTCTCTTATGACAAAAACGATATCATGATTGATGATGTCGAAGAGAAGAACTATGCCCCATTCCTTATAAACAAATCATTATCTTACCACCAAGATTCTGTATTTTTTACTAATGAAATGAATTGTAGACATGGTTTAGACCACCGTCTTCAATACCTCTTTTTACTAAATACTCTTAGGAAAAGACAAAGGTTTTCTCAATGGAGTAAACCCTATCTTAGTAAAAAATTAGACACAATTAAAGACTATTATAAAGTATCAACACTGAAAGCAAAAGAATACATGGAAGTGTTGAGTGATAAAGAAGTCCGTGAGTTGAAAAACAGAATGAAAACAGGTGGACAAAACAATGAATGAGAATGAAAATCTAGTCAAAGACCTAGTAGAAATAACATTCCCCGAAAAAGACGACTTTTTAAAGATAAGAGAAACACTTACACGCATAGGTGTTGCATCAAGAAGAGAACAAGAACTGTTCCAGTCATGCCACATACTCCATAAACGTGGTAAATATTACATTACACACTTCAAAGAACTATTCAAATTAGATGGTAAACCTACAAGTATAGATGATTCAGATATAGGTAGAAGAAACACTATTGTTAAACTATTAGAACAATGGAAACTTATATCAATTGTAGATGAAAGCATGGTTTCAGAACCTATTGCACCATTATCCCAAATTAAGATTATTCCTC